GCGGTTTAGGAATTTACCGGGTTGACGTGACCAGTGTAGTGTGCCAGCAGTGGCTCTCTTGATGAGGTCTTCTAGGATCTCACGATCAATTTCTAGAGCGACCTGCTCAGAAAGAATACCGGTTAGCTCTACCTCGGCGTCGAGGTTGTGGTAAGCGTTTAGGTCTTGACCTAACTCTGGTGACCACTTAGCACGAAGCTTCTTGGTTACGGCTGTTACAGCAACACTGTCTACCTTGATGTCGATCTCTGGGATTGCTGTGAGATCATCACCAAAGTTGCCACTTACGGTTGTGACATCAGACTCTAGGAGCCATGAGGCAGCACCCTTAACGCCACCAGTTGCATCAGCGTTGGTGAAGTTGTCAGCAGTAGCGTACTGCAAGTAATCCAAGGCAGTGTTTGAAAGAGCCTTGGCGTTAACCATGGCTGCGTTGTCATCTTGGTAGTTCATGGTAGCAGTGTGAGTTGTTACCAAGTATGCTGTGGCACGAGCGGTATCGCTTGCTAAATAACCAGTTAGGCGACGTGCCTGACGAGTACCACCGTTGGCGTCGGCTGGAGCAACTGGAACACCCTCAGCAGTCTGTAGGGCGACTGAGATAAGGTTATCTCTATTTAGTTGACCAAGATCATCAGCAATGGTAACTGAACGGATGATAACACCAGTACCAGAAGCGATATCGGGATCGTACTTAAGGATCTCACGAGCCTGAGCGACTGTGAGGCTATCATTAGCACCATCACTTGAGAACAACTGGAACTCACCGTTTGCATCAATTGCACCTGAAGCAACGACTGGGCTCTGTGAAGCTGCTGCCCAGGCTCCACCAGAAACTGGAGATGAGTAACCGTTGTTTAGGCTGTAGAATGATGTCTCATTACCAGCACCAGTGAGATCAACACCACCAGTGATCTGGTTACCAACACGACCACCACCGTAAACAGAATCGCCAGCGGTGTTACCGAGACGACCGTTTGTCTTGGTGAAGTCCAAGAAGAAGATGAGACCACTTGGTAGACTCATTGGTTGAACACTAACAAGATCGTTAGCGAGTAGACCACCGAATACACGACGGACGATTGGGAATGCGACGGCTGCGAAGCCCTCTACATCACCAACAGCCATGGATGAAGCTTCACGTAGAAGTTCCTTGGCTTGGTTCTCTAAGAGACGGGACATGTTGTCCCTTGTTCTATCATCACCGAGACCCTCAAGTAGACCTGTTTTTTCCCATTTGGAAACTAGGGCAGCGCCTTCTTGACGGAGGTCACGAGCAACGATGTTTTCTGTTAATCTTTCGACTATATTAGACATTGTTTAATCCTCCTTATGATGTTTAATGCCTGCTAAAATTTGCATACGATCAGCAAAGATGTTACTTTCGTTGACAACTTGCTTTTCGTCGCTTTTTCTTGCTTTTAGCAATAAAGATGTTGAAGATCGCTTGCCTACTGCCTCACTCAATGATTCCGGTTGCTTATTAGTATTAGCATTGCCCACTGTGCTTTTTAGAGTTTCATAGACAATCTTCGCTTGCTCAGATGACTGAGCGTTATTAATAGACTCGACAAGGTTGCCCTTTTGTCGCTCATTCAGGGAGTCGTCCATTAAAGTTTTGTTTGTGTAGAATAACTTGCTGTTTACTAGTTTGATCTCTTCAAACTTATCAGCAATATTCTGCACGGTTTCTTTTAGTTTTTGATTAGACTCTGTTAGTGTATTATTGGTCTTTACCAAAGATTCGTTTTTCTTTTCCAATTTAGAGTTTTCTTCTTCAACGGCGAGCATGACGTCCATTAACATGGCTTGCTCTGCCTGTTGGGCTCTTGTTGCACCATATGCCCTTGTCTGACCAACTGGCACTGGCTCAAAATCAAAATCCATTGATTCTTCTAGTTCTTCAGTTGTGTCACTTTCATCATTAAGCAACTCTGCTAAATCCACCTGTTCTTCAAACAATTCTTCATCCAATTCAACTTGTTCTTCTAGGCTTTCTTTTTGCACTTGTTCAAAAAGCGATTTAACATCTATATCAATCATTTCCTCATCCTGAAGATCACTTAATTCTGTATTCTCAACAAAAGCGTAGCCTTCACCTTTCTCATCTGCCTCAACAATTTGTTCATCGACAGTCTTATTCTCTTCGAAGTCATTTTCTTCCATAAGTTTTTCAACTGCTTCTTTAATATCACTTGAATATTTTTCTACAACTGCTTGTTCAGCGCTCTTAATGGCTGCTTCTCTAAGGGCAGTTGCGTCGATAATTGCTTGTTCTAACATAGATGACATAAGTAAACTCCTAATTTACGCTACAATAAATAGTTATAAAAAATGTAAAATGCTTTATGGGTGTGGCGACTCTGATGGAACAGTATAACCTAAACTAGTTACCCACTCATCGACATCAAAACCATTCCACTCTGTTTGTATTGTTTCAACAGAGGGTGGTGGTGTAACATGACCCCAAATACCAATAACTCTATATTTTGTGAAACCTTTTTTTATCAGTGTGCCAACCTGACCGGCGACTGATTCAGTTTGAATGTAATACGTTACTGGTTGTGGAGAAAATGACATTCTGTGTTCCTATTTGATAGGTGCTGTTGTTCCCAAGTTATGTTTTCTTAAAATTGCTCTCGATAATGTTTCCATCTCAGCATTTGTAAGAACTCTTGTAATGGCAACTATAGTTCCAATTGAGCCATTGTAGTAAAGGCTAGCGCCGCGTTGACCCAAATAGAAATGCATTTTTTCAGCAGGATCAGGCGGGTTTATCTGAGACCATGGAGCGTCAATGTTAAATGTGTCGGTGCCTTGGTATACATCACCGTCTGAAAAGGACACTCCATTGATGTAAGGTTTTGTAGTTGTGTTTGGACCGCCGCCTGCACCATTGCGGTTAAAAACAATACCGCGAACTAATGGTAGGTCAACATCAACATTTGCGGCGGCAGGGGCTCCAGTATTTATTTGACTAATGTTGTTTGCCTGAGAGAAGTAGCCAGCAAAATCTGACGATGCCCTATTGTCACCACAAGTAAAAGCACCGTGGCGATACCACAAGTTAGAAAACTCTATTATCGTCTGATAGGTACTACCAGCATTTGTTTTTGTAAAGAACAATAAAGAAAGATCTCTTTCTCCAAGCAGTTGGGTATCCTCTGCTAATGTTCTAAGTCCCGTGTCTGTGCCGTCAAAATTTAGAACCAGTTTGTTATTGTAAAAAGCAAGGATGGGATCAGTAACACCAGAACCAATTGTTTGAAAGTTGGTGTCATATACTCCAAGTGCATCACTCCAATCATCTACTCCACCACCAACAGCGACTCCTCTAATTGTATCTGGATCGAAACAAAAAAGTAAATCATTACCTGCGATTGATCTTACAAGGTTTAGGAATCCACCGGACTTATCTTCTTCAGTGGTAACTCCAGAAGAGCGACTTGATAAAGAACCGCCTTTTCCACCGAAGCCACTTACTATCATTAACCTACTCCAGAGGTTCCTGACCAGTTAGTTTGTAGTTTGTAAGATGGAATGCCGGTCATGCCAGCAATTACAGAAGCGGTTGTATTTGTTGCATTTCCAGCGAGATATACACTTGATACTCTAAACTCGCCTGTGTATGATTCACCGTTATCTAAGATAAAATAATTTTGCTGAACAGACCCAGTGACACCTTCAGCACTAAAACCAACTCTTAGTTTGGCTGATGATCCGCTGTGCTCATTAATTACTGTTACAAATTTTGTAACATATGGAAAAGAAATTTGTGTTGTTCCTTCACCGTCCAATACGTTTTGAATAAAAACAGATGCCGTGGCATATGGAATACCACTTAACTGATATTGACCAACAGCACCAACACCTGGGCTTGGGTGCAAATATCTTTGATCTGCAAATTTTTCATTAGGGGTGCTTGACATCTTTCTCTCCGTTCTGTTTCATAAATAGTTTCTTTAGAACTCTTTTTCTTCTTAACTTATCTCTTCTTCTCTTAACAGAGGGTTTTTCGTAATACATTCTTTTTTTGTATTCTTCAACAATGCCCTCTCTTTTTGCCTTCCTGCTAAATCTCTTGATTAGAGATTCGCCCGATTCGTTTCTTCTTGCTACTACATGAATATTAGTTGCGCTCATTTTAACCTCATATTAATTTTGACCACTTATCGCCGCCAATATTTAAAATTCCTGAAATATCTACACCGGCATCGTCTGCTGCAACACCTGAAAGTGCGCTGCCTGGACCGCCTGAATTTGATTCTTGCATTGGCGTTGTGCCTTCAAATAAATCAACACCACCGTAAGCATCTTTATTAATTGCACCTAAAAGAGTTTTTCTTGTTTCATTTAATTTCTTTTCTCTTTCTTGGCGTCTTTTCTTTGCGTCCTCATCACTCTCATACTTCTTCTTTTGTTCGGTGATTTTTGTCTGCTGTGGTTGAACACCCATTCCTTTTACAACTTCAGATATAATGCCTGAAATTAGATTTGACTCAACCAACGCTTCTTGGATGCACTCTTTGATGATGGGTTTCAACATTTTTTTAAATTGTTCTTTCTTCATTTTAGTCCAAAATTGAGTTTAGAATTGAGTTTACACGATAATCCTTATCATGAATTTTTATCTCTTTTGACTCGTTCATCCTTTTAGGGTTCATAAACGCACCTGGGGTTGATGGATCAGCAACAATATCAAAGCAGATCAATTGAAAATCCTCTTGAACCATACTTACACCATTTGATTCACTAACGACTGATCCCAAACCTCTTGAGGAAATACCGACTTGACCACCAGATCTAATAATTCCTTTTACAATCTCACCTGCGGGGGTATCTAGCAACTTAATAACTCCCATAACTGTTTGACCTTCCATCCAGTAGCGAGTAACCATGTGAGATGCATTCTTTAAGTCAACAACTGATGTATCTGGGTGATCCAACTCTCCATATGCTCTGCGCTGTTTAATAAGCATTTCATAGTTTTTCATCTCTCTTTCAAGAACATGAGTTGGATACTTTCTTCTATTTCCGTTTTCTGTATTTCCTTTTTGCAAAATACCAGTTAAATAAAATGCCTTACCTTCCGACATTTGAGTTTTTTCACTTTCAGTTAGAAGATCTTTACAGACACCACCTTCACAAAGAGCGTAATATTCTTGCAGCAACACTTTATCTGACATTTATTCGCCCTCCACTTTTGTGTTTAATTCTGGTGTGGATGATCCTGCGCCGATCTCACTTCTTTTCTCTTTTGCATTACGGACTGCATCATGCATTTGAGTTAAAAAGTCTGATACCAGTTTAACAACCTCATCACCTGGAACTCCTGCCTGGACCAATGCTGGACCTGCGATCTCAGCGATCTGTGCAACAACGGCGTCAATAATATTTCCCTGGGCAGCAATCATTTGTTTGATCTCTTTCTCTGCATCATCAACAATACCTTGAATATCTGGTGGATCTGCCTCTCCACCGGCATCACCATCCATAGCACCGTAATAACCAACCCTCTCTTGGATGAGAGATGTTACAATCATCTTTTTAATCTCATTTAGATTCATTAAAGTTCTCCTGCGGTCGCCAACCGCCCGATACAGCAGCCGCCTTTGCAAAGACGTGGAGGTTGAAGCATCCACTTTGTTTCTACAAAATTATTGATTCCTTTTGACATTTATTCCTTCATCTCCAAATAATGTACAGAATACATATGATGTTCCTGAACTTAACCAACCACATAAAAGTAAATTGATTGTATTCTGTTCAAAAGTAAATAGTTCCGTCCAAGGCGAAATTAAACAAACTATTACACCAACCCAAAATCCCATACACATTGGGCAATGAAAGAAGTGGTGTTTAGGTCTCACTTTATTAAAAATTGAACCATATACCAAAATCTGTGTCAGACCATAACACGTTAAAATAAAATATAATAAAGACATTTATATCCTGTAAAGCAAACCGTAATATTGTGTATAGAAAGGGTCCATTGTGCCTTTCTTTTTCTGCTGTGGAACTTCGCCATACTCAGTGCTGTCTTCTACATCTGGATTTGTCAGCATTTTGTCAGTTTCAAAATCGTAATCTAGTGCTTTTTTAAGATGGGGCAATTCTTCCCTGAAGAACATAAAAATATTTAAAAGAACTGTTTTTACAACGTCAATTTTTTTATTTGCGGGATAAGTTGCTTCAATACTACCAAAAATATTACCGCCTTTAATAGTATCTGGCAGAATAACTCCTCGTCTTTTTAAGTAATCAAAAAAAGAATCTTGATGTGGATATGCTGAAGTTTTTGATTTTCTTTTGACAAAGGTCATAATCTTTTTCTTGTCTGGATTTATTACAATATCAAATAGTGGGTGATCATAAATAATATAGTTGTTGTCTAGCGTTCGACGTATATCTAATGATATACGCTGTGTTGGAATAGGCTCAACTTCAACTTGAATTGAAGTTGGCTCAGGCTCAACAACTGAAATAGTGATTTTGTCTGAGCCTTCGTCGTCTACTTTGATCTTGATTTCATCCATTTTAATCATTAGAATTAATCTCTCTTACAAGTTGTTGCATTTTCATAATCTGCTTCAACATGTCTTCATTAATTAGTTCACCTTTGAAACTGTCAATCACTGAAGATACCTTTTGAATCTTCTCTTTCAACTCACCTTCAAAATTTGTTTTATTTACCGCCTCTTTAATTCTACCCAACTCATCGTTTAGATATATCTTTAATTCAAGACCATTGTCTGCAAATGATGAAATATATTTTGAAAGTAAAATTCTTTGCTCCTCTAATAATCCATTATAGTGATTATTAAACTTTGAAGAAAATATTCTCATTGTTGCATGATTAATTCTTTTTTCCTCGTTTATTTTTTGTGGTTCTGAAGACATATATTGCACTACGACACTTTCCATCAACACCTTATTTTTAATTTTTGTATTTGGCGAAAACATCTGATAGATGCTTGCCAACGCTTTGTAGTTCGGAACAAAGTTTGAAAATACATCTTCGCTAAGGTTGTTATGAATTTTATTTATTAAACGAGTTTGCTCTTCGAAAATCTTTTCGTTGTTCAATCCTTCACGCTCTTTACGAACGTAACCAATGATTTTTTCTGCTGCTGCTTTTGTTGTGCCTCTTGTCTCAACAATTTCTCTGTAAAGATTTAGATCCTGCTTTAACTGTGAGTTGTTGTGAAAAAACTCTTTAATTACTTTCATAACTGCTGTTTTTCTTTCTTCATTTTTTGCTACAACACTTTTGGTCAATTCTCTAACCAAAACCTCATATAAAAAAGCAGTGTTTCTTCTCTTATTGTGGTTCATCCTATAAATCCTCTGATAAAATTTTATCCATTTCCTCATTCAATGAAGACATTCTATTTTCAAACTCTTCACTATAATTAGATTTGTTTTCCTTAATAAACGCACCTCTTGCCATGGACCCAAAAATGTTGCGCGGTTTTCGTGGGACGTTCATCCAAGATTCTTTCTTTTTAGCATCTGGTCGCTTGTCGTGCTTGACAGACCAATATTTTTTTCCCTTAGAACCTTTGGTTGTGTGGGAGCCATCAGCAAACTCTGTATAGACTGCTGCTGGCTTATCATTGCTGCGCTTGCCCCCTCCTTCTGGAGTCGCCAAAAGAACGTCTTCACCACCGGCTGCTTCTGGTTCTGGTGTGGGCGCTTCAGGCGCAGGTACTTCAGGTGTTGGTGTTTCTGTTCCACCTAATTCGTCGCCTAGTTCGCCACCCAACTCACCGCCAGCGGCTTCAGCGCCGAGGTCTCCACCTAAGCCAAGATCACCAGCACCTCCAAAGCCACCGCCAGTTAGAGTTTCAGCAGCAAGACCCTCACCTTGTGTCTCTGCCACTTTTGCCAATGCTGTTTCGATCTGTTTATCATAAAACTTTTCTCTTGTATTTCGAATTAGTTCCTCTTCTGAAAGACCTAAAATATTCTTTGCAATCCAACGATTACTATATACATCGCCTCTTGCTTTTGAAGCGGCATCCAATCTTTGATTCATCATCTCCATTTCTTGTAGCATAGAAACTCTTGATGGGTTGTGAAGTTTTAAATCAAAGTTTATCAAATCATTTCCTCTATATCCAAGAGTGTATAAATGGATTGTTGCCATTTTATCCAATTCAGCAACAACTGCTCTTTGAATTCTCTGAATTGTCCTTGCAAATCTAATATCCTTCTGGGAAAGGGCTGCTTGCTCTTCAGTTCCGCCTTCGCCACGAATCAAATAGGACATTGGAATTTTAATTGCAGCGAATAATTTATTCTGTAGGTATTTAATGTCTTCGATTGCCGTGCCCCAAGTATCACCTTGGACTGTTGAAATATCTACTGACGATTGACCATTTCTTGTTGGAATATAATAATCTTCTTCAATTGATAATGGGTTATAGCGCAGATCAACTCTACCGTTTTTATCATCAACGACTTGATGTCGCTTCATCATGGTGATGATCTTTTGCATGTACTGCTCGACTTCTTCTGGTGGAATACCGCCAACATCAATTTTAAATTGTTTTCTTTGTGGTGATCGAACAACTCTGTACGCAATCATAGCGTCCTCAAGGAGTGTTAATTGCCTCCAAATTCTACGACCTGGATCTAAAACTGATGTGCCATATGGTACATATTTATCATTACCTAAAACTCTAAAGTGAGCCATTTGCCAATTTTCAAGCGTTAAACCACCAGTGTTCCACTGATACTGAACGTAATTTGGATTAGATTGATCAGTGCCTTCCATTCTTTCTATTTCTCCAACTGGAAGACCAATCAATGCTTTGATTCCAACAGCCTCGTCAATGTCTAAGTATCCAAAAAAATCTCCATATTTGCACATGGAACGAACCCAGCCAAAAAGATTTGATTCAACATTTAAAACTTTATGAAATAGAGTCTCTAATATATCCTTTATTTCTTCGTTTTGACAATCAACA